CAGGCGAGACGTTGAGGCGGGCTTGCCACTTCGCCACTTGCTTTGGGTCGTCAACCACGATGACATTTTGCGCCAGCAGGCACTCAGACCCGCGCGGATGGGCAGCTAGCTTGGCATTATTGACGGCCAAGCTTTCCCCGCAAAACGGGCATGGCACTAGTTCAGTCGTCATGGCTGTTCTCCCGGTATCCGGCCTGTATCAAAGCTGACTTTAACGCCGCTGTTACAGCGCGCCTCGACACTACCGAAACCATCTACGCCTAGGTGCTTTAGCCCGCCATTAGGGCCACATGCTTCAGCGGCATACTGTAGGGCAGGGTTGGTCACCTGTACGTCCTTAAACATGGCACTAAGCAAGAATGCCAGCAGGGTGCAGATCACCAACACCCCCTTGCCAATTTCATTTGTCATGGCGTGGCTCCTTGTTGGCAGTTGTGAGTGCGGCTTGCAGCTTCTCCAGCGCAGGATGGCTGCCGTCAACCAGTCTGCCATTGGTAGCCAGTCCGCACTTAATCCAGTCGAGTAATTCCGGCGTCAGCGCCTCACGCAGCCGCTTGTTCTCGGCAGTCACAGCATCACGCTGCTCTCGCGCCTTTACCTTCATGTCGTATTGATCGTCACGGTCGTCTTTGAGCGTATCGAAGTGCAGTTGCAGGTCAGCGTTGGCGGCTGCAAGGGCATCGCGCTCGCAGATCATGTTCTCAGCCCATGATTCGTAGCACTCCACGCAGTACGGGCCTTCACTTGCGTGATAAAGCGAGTCGTCGTACTTGCCTGCACGCCCTGTCTCTGCGTCACACTCAGTGCAATGTTCGTATGTCATACCTCACCCCCAGCCAGCAGGGCGCGGAGTAGCTTGGCGGTGCGCTCTGCATACTCGACAATTGAAATATCACAGCCAGTGTCGCGACCCTCTGAGTCTTCAAAGCGCAGATCAATGTCGTCGTCCGTAATTTCCTCTGCGTCCAGCGCTGCGATGCTCTCCAGCACAAACGCGCAATGCTCTGCTTCGTCTTGCAAATCACGCCGCACCTGCACCACATCGCTATGGGCTGGCTCACCCGTTGGGGCTGGGGCGGCGGATAGCATGGCGCGCACCCATTCCATGTACTGACGCGCAGTAAGCCCGCACTCGCCATTGTTTAGCTGGTCGGCAGACTTTTGAGTTATGCGCTCATGGCTATACCAGGCATTACCGAACTGCACGCCCTCGCCAGAAACCTTGCACCCACCCGGCACGCCCGAGGCGTTGAGGCGGGTGATCTTTGCCTGCAGCGCAGCGACTTGCTCACGGTGCTTTTCGTCCTGGGCAGCAATGATGCGCAGGTAGTCGGTTTCCAGCGCCTTGTTCTCGGCTTCCAGCTTTTCACACCTGGCAGCCAGTCCAGGGTAGTGCTCGACCATCATCGTGGCGTCCAGCTCAGTCTCGCGCTGGTAGCGCTGGGGCAGGGTTTCGCTGTTATCAGTCGGCATAGTCGTATCCTCAGAACCACACGCGACGGGCGAAAAGCACCACGTCACCACAGATGCACGGCAGGTGTTCAGGGTTTTGGTCTGGCTGGTGCTTGAGCGCATTGGCGCGGTAGATAACTGTGGCGCGCTCATTGCGCGGCAGCCCCTTGAGCATCCCGCACTCATCGACAAACATATCGGTGTAGCGGTCATCGAACCACACATTGACGCGCTCGAAATCCAGCCCACCCAGCAGCGGGTCGATCACCGCCTTGAGCTGCAGGTAGTCAGGCTTGGCTGGCAGGTCGGCGTGGCCCTGGAAAACCTCGGAGCCGTCAGCTTTGATTACGCGGTAGCCGGTCATGCGGCACTCTCCAACTGAGTGAGCATCGACACACACAGCGACTCGTTCTTTTTCAGCTCATCAAAATAAGCGGCCACTATCTCGGCTTTAGTGTGCGCATCCATATCGACGGCGCAGGCTTCGATCATCATCTTGACCACCTCGGCCAGCGGCATGATTGAACTCATCGCCAGGCGCTCGACGCTGACGTTGGTGCGATAGCGCAGCACGTCCGCCTCACTGCCTGATACTTTGAACTCGTATATCCATGCAGGCATTTCAGTCTCGATCAGTCCACTGCGCAGCTCAACATCCAAGATCGTGCCCCAGCCCTCAGCTTGCGAAAGCTGCAGGCCGCTAAGGTCACCGTCATTCTCGACCCACTTAGTCTTGAGATTCATCGCTCACACCTCATCGATGCTGAGTAAGACTGCCTGAACGCCACCCATGCTGCGCACTATGCGGTCAGCGTCTAGCTGAGCCTCAAAACGACTAACGGTATTAGCGGTATGCTCATACACCTTCGTGCTGCCGCCACTCACTGGCCGGTACGACATGCGCACCTTTAGACGTGACGGCTTAACCACTGAGGGCCGCGCGGCACTAGGCGCAAGGCCCAGCGCTCGGCGCATTTCTTGCTCGCTACATGCAGTTCTCATCTGACCGCTCCGATTCAATAACGCGAGCGGCCATTATCTGCGTTTATTAGTAAAATGCAACTACTGGCCATTAAAAAGAATCATATTTTTCCCGCTCCTGGGCAACCACCACACCCACCGTCCTGCGCCCCTCTCGATCCCACGCCTCCATCATCAGCTCCATCCGCTCTATCCAGGGGCCGTAGTCGCGCTGGTAGTTGCTTGCCGGTACGCGCAGCAGCTTGGCGATTACCTCGGTTTGGTGCTGGCCACGCCCGCGCGCCACCTTGGCCCGGTAATCCTGGGCGGCGATCATGCACAACGCAGCCAGTGCCTTGCGCTTAGCTGCACGCACGCCCCCTCTCGCGCTCAGCTCGGCATCGATGCGCTGCCACAACTCCGTCGCCACGCGCCAGGCCGCACCCGCGAAGTGCTGAGTACCTGGGCCGTAGGCAAACATCAGCCAATCACGCACGTCACACGGCAGTGCCTCGACCACCGCAATGATCTTGCCGGCCTCGATACAGCCCACTATCCGCATCCCGTTGTCGCGCGCGCCAGTGCTGCCCCAGCCAGGCTGACTGGACTCTGGTGTAGACAAGTGCATCGCATAAGCATCATGTATCGACTGCGCAGCGCTGATAAATCGCATATCTGTCTCCATCACCAAATCAACCCGTATCGTGCGATCAGCAGCGCATCAGCGCGGCCATGATCTTTGACGCGATCCAGTGACGCATCAGGGTAAAGCGTGCGCGCCAGTGACAGGCTTGCCGCTTTTTTTTGTGTGTCGGTTAATGCCCCGCTCTGCTTTAGGCCGGCACGCCGCTTCCAGACTTGAGGCGTCACTGGCAGCATCGACCAGCCCAGCGTGCTCAGCACGCCCTCGATCACCCCCAGGCCATGCACCAGGCTCGCCTGGGAACTGACGCCGCGTCCTGGGCGTATCTGCCCCACGTCCTCTACGATCACCACCGGCTTGCCGCGCTCATCGGCCGGCAGGCGCGCCTCCAGCTCACGCATCAGCTCAGCCAGCGCAGCGCCATCCATCTGCTGGCGCACCAGGCCACCCATAGGGCGCAGCATCACCGGCAGGTCATGCACTTCAAAAAATCCGCCATCGTCGGTCAGCACCGCGAGCGCGCCGGTCAACCCAGGATCAATACCCACAATCATCTAGCACCCCGCTGTGCATGCCGCTCGCACATTGCCACGGCATCTGCTCGATCTATCCCCGTCCCACTCACGCCGCCGATTGGTCGCCCCTGTGGGCAGCGGCAGATGAACACCGTGTCCACCTGCTGCCCAGGCTTGTGGTCGCGCTCGATCACATAGCCCAGGTTTGACTTAATCGACGTGGCCGTATGACGCTGCCAGCGCTGCTCAGCCACGATTCATTCAGCCCTGGAACGGCATGATGACCTTGCTGTGCCAGTCACTGCGCGCAGGCCACTTCTTGCCGGATGCTGTGAAAGCACCGACCTCTTTTGAACGCCCCTCTGCATACCAGCCGCCACCCTCCAGATGCGCCGTAATGTCCAGCGTATCCGACCAGAACAGAAAGCCATCCGCATCGAGCACTGCGCAGACAGTACCCTCGGGTGCGTTCTCCCAGTTCGGCATTATCCCGTGCACCACCTCCAGCGGCTGCGGCACATACTCCGCACGCTCAAGGTCAGCGCGCATGCCCGCTTCCACAGACTTGGCCTCGGCTGCCAGGCTGCCATAGCTCACTAAATCGATGGCGCTGTCCAAGTGAAAGCCAGGCGCACGGTACAGGCGCACTTGCTTGACCAGGGCGATAAGCATGTAGCCCTCGCTCACTGGCAGGTTTCGCCCCGTGATTGCGTTGAACGCCGCCACGGCTGCAGGCATCGAGCGCTCGCCATCCTCGCTGTCATATTCGTTCGCACGCTCAGCTTGTGTGTCGTGTGCCAGGTTGAGTAGTTCTGTCGCTCGCATCGGTGCTTCCTCTTTATTTGCCAGCCGCGCTGACACCTTTAATTTTGACCAGGCCCGTGCGTATCCAGGCCATCTGTGTTTCTGCCAGTGCACGCAGATAGTCCTGCGCTGAAATATCCCATCGGGCTGCCCCATCGAGCTGCCCGTGGCAGGCGAAGCAGGCGAAGATGGCCATGGTGTCCGGGCTTTTCATCCCAATGCCTTTCTGTCCGCACGGCAGGTGCGCGAGCACTACCGTGCCATCGTCGTGCCCACACCCAGGTAGGCGCAGCGTGCAGCACTGATCCCGCGCCGAGTCGCGCAGCGCTTTCGACACCACCCTCATGCACCACCCCCGAACGCTTCAAACTCGGCCATTTCGGTCAGGCGATCCTCGGTCAGGGTTGGCCAGTCGTTGACCACTAAGTACGCACAGCACTGCGACCAAAACCCTTTGAACTCGTCATCGCCCATAGAGTCGTAGGCTATGCTTTGCGGGCGCTTGATAATCAGCAGGCCCAGCCCCGGCACCTCAGTGCTCTCTTGGTCGCAGTACACGCCCGACTCCAGTTGCAGCGCCTTGATTGCGTCATGGGAGAGCTTGCCGGCAAATCGGTCGATGTTCTGCGCCAGGATTTTGCCCAAGCCATGCACCAAGCTGTTGAACTTAGGATTGCGTGGCTGGGTCATCACGGCGCGCACCTTTGTGTTCAGCTTGTAGCCGCGCTCCGACAAGATCGAAGCGTCCGAGGGGCCAGCAGCCACCCAGGCCGCGCGCTCTTTGCTGGTCGCAGGGTCGATCATCCGGCGCAGAACCAGATAGACCGGCAGCGGCTTAGGCTTTGGCTTAGCCTTGTGCACAGCGGCTGTCATGCGCGCCCCCGCGATACCCGCTGAGCCACGCGCCGCGACTTGTAGAGCGGCATGCCGTGCAGCTCACCTTGCGTTACCCAGCCCCGTGCAATGCGCAGCGGCATGCGGTTAGCGCTCAGCTCAAGCGGTACTGAGTCGGACACTACAGTCACGCGAGCCACCATCCCGCGCAGAAACGGCAGCCACAGGCTGTGGCCCACGCGCAGCTCTTTCGATTTCCAGTGCTTAGCCACGACGCACCCCCTGGGTCGCCAGCTCAAACCGCGACTGGCACGGCACGCAGCGGATTGCCCACTTCGCAGCAGTGCGGCGCTCGGCAGACAAGTCCTCGCCGCAACCCTCACACCACTCAGAGCCGTGACCGCGCATGTGCTCAGCGGCCTGCTGGGCACCTAACTGACTGACCAACTCAATGCCTTCCTGCGCATCATCTACAATGTCAGCCATTACGCAGCCCCCGCCAGGTCGCGCAACTCATTGCTGCGCAGCTCAAACATGCCTTCCAGCTCCGTCACCAGCAGCATGGCCAGGCGCGCAATGTCAGGTGCCATGTTGTTGTTGATTTTGAACTGGCTCGCCGCCTCATACGTCTTGGTCTGGTGGCGAATGAACTCGACAATGGTGCGCATCGAGTAGTGGTGATGGCGCACACGCACGGCTTTGGCTTCACGAATGCAGCGCACCACCACCACCATGTTTTCTTCAAGGTACGCGGCAAAGCCCGCGCGCCAGCCCATGTCAGGGTTTTGCTCGATCACTGCGAGCGCTGTATTGCGCTGCAAGTCCAGGCTCAATGCGGCCCACTCAAGGTACGGAAGGGTCTTATTCACTGCTGACGCTCCTGTGCTGCTGTTTTGGCGGCGGCTCTCATGCCGCCGCGCAGTTGTGCCAGGGCGGAATTGCCGACGCCTGGCGTGGATACGGTTACGGTTACGGTTTCGGGCAGCGCTTTCGGGATGGCGCGCAGCGGCTCACCAGCCATCAGTTGGAGTGCGGCCAGCTCGTAAGTGCGGGCAAATAGCTTCTTGCTGGCGTCAATCGGCAGCACGGTCAGGTTGTGCAGGCCGGCCTCGCAGGCGGCGTGGTAGACCACTGGATGACTCCAGCCTGGCTTGCCGCCGTTCACCGAGGCGTGGGCCTTGCGGCATGCCTCGCCATACGCCTGCTCGACAGTGGGCAAGCCCAGTGCGTCACGGGCACCCGACTCACACATCGAGCGGAATGCCGGTGCCGCTGGTGGCCAATCTGCGCCGCTGGCAGACAGCACACGCAGGCCACAGGCAAGCTGCTCGCCAGTCAGACCGGCCAAGGCTCCAGCCCAGGCGTGATCTTCACTCGGCATGACGCCAAAACTCCCCGTCCAGCGGTGCCCGAACATTTCCGCCATCTGCAGCCATAGCTTCTCCATCAGCTTTCTCGGCAGCCTCGCGCTGGTCGATGGCTGCGCGGACTCGCTCTGCGGGTGTGCCAGCGCCCGGTCGATCAGTGCGCTGACCGGCTTTGGTTTTTTGGGTTTGTTGGGTTCCACGGTTGCCTCCTTGGCCAGCCTGCTGGTGGCGCATGTCGCGTTTCAGGTTTTGCGCCAGCGCGTGTTCCCACTGGCCCTGTGTTTGGTACTTGTCTGGCTGGTTGATCCAGTAAGACCGGAAGTCGATCAGCGCATCAGTGTTCAGCGCATCAGCGGTTAGCTGGTTGCGCATCAGCGTGGCCTTCCAGCCCTTCTCGCCTGGCACCCAGTTGTCGTGCATCGGGAAGCGGCCAGCCATGGGCTGATCGAGCGGCGACTGCTCGCGTGGTGGTGGTGGTGTATTACCGGATACCGGAGGTAGCACCACTTCGGCGGTTTTTGATCCCACCACTTCTACCCCCTCAATACCGCTGCAGCCCTCGCCATTACTGGCTTGCAGCCCCACCACATCCCCCACCACATCAGTCCACCGAAATGCCACCACTTTATTTTTCGCGGATTCATCCGACGTAGCCTTTGGCAGACAAAAAACAAGCTGACGCCTGCGCCCATTAGCACCCGCATCACGCTGCACCAGGCCACAGTGCTCAAGCCTTTCAATGGCACGCTCAAGCTGGCGCACAGTCGGGCTGCCGCTGTCTTTCACGCCGGCACCAGGCTCGACGTACAGTTCCTCGGCAATCGACTGGTAGCTGATTCCGCGCACAGCTCCGACCAGGCCCGTGCGGTAGTCCATGTAAGGGCGCAGCCCAAACACATAGACCGAACGCACAAGCAGCGACTGGCCGCGCATGGCGGCCCGCTCGCTGTCGTTAAGCTGGAACGCTGGCATCGCTTAAACCGCTGCCGCTTTTTTTTTCACGGAGCGCCGACCCAGCACACTGGTCACCACCAGCTCCAGCTCGGCGGTATCAGAAATGCGGATAATCGCGTCAGGGTTACTTTTTTTGATCTGGCTCAAGCGCCCCTGGGTGATGCCCAGGGTTTTCGCCAGATCGGACTGGCGGAAGTGGCTAAGTGCCACGCTTAGCGGCATCGAACTGTCGGAACACACCCGGCTCATACTGTTTCCCCAACTGGATTTGCTATTATTAGCAGCAAGATTAGGGCCTTTTATCGCCTTTAGCAATAGCCGAACTCTAATACAGTAGCCAATTGGTCTAAAGCGGGGGCGTATTACAAAATATCTCTCCGATTGTTTGTATAATCTATCCCGATAATTTTATGAAGCGCGGCCTACACCTGGTCGCGCCTTTGGGTGTAGGACGGTGGACTTACTATGAACTCACCAGCACGACGCAAATTTAGTGCCGAGGAAAAAGCGGAAGCGCAGCGCCTCAAATCGGCGTGGTCGCACTACAAGTACATGCGGCAAGTACAGGGCAGCCCGGTCACGCAGCAGTGGCTGGCGGAAAAGTGCGGGTGGTCTGGCCAGAGCGCAGTCAGCCAGTTCCTCAACGCAACCACCCCGCTGAACTTGGATGCGCTGATTAAAATCTGCATGGCAATCGATGAAGAACCCGAGAAAATATCGCCGCGCCTCACGTTTTATGCGCAGCCGGAAATGGCGCAGTACAAAGACCTGAAACCCAGGCAAGAGAGGGCGATAACCACGCACCACCTACCGCCCATGCCCGCCACTGGCGCACCACCACTGCTGAGCTGGCAGTCCCTCGCTGCGACGGACTCAGCGATGGTCGATGCAACCATCAGGCTGCCGTGCCCCGCACCGCACTCAGCGCGCACGTTTGTGCTGGAGATTAAAGACTCGGCCAATAGCGCAGCCGCGCTGCCCAGCTTTCCCCAATACGCGCTGATTTTTGTCGACCCCGATGCAGCTCCGCGCAGCGAGCGTGGCGTAGTGATGACGCCGCCTGGCTACAGTGAGCCAATTTTGCGCTGGGTGGTCAGTGAGGGTGGCAAAACGTACATCCGCGCACTTAACCCCAATCACCCCGATGCACCCCTGCATGAGTTGCCTGCAGGCACAACCATTCACGGCACTGTTGTCGCCAAGGTAGAAATGCTGTAACCCCGCCCCTGCACGGTCAGGGGTTATTGACGCACTCTATAAACACCATTCTGGTGATATAAATTTGCAATGACTGTTTATGTTGATTAAAAGCACCAGGCCATTAATATTGCTGCTGCAGGATATTAGTAATTAACACTGGAGCCGGCCATGCACAGAGCACCCATCAACACAATCACTGCAAGCAGCGCACCCCTACCCTTTAGCCAATCCGGCGCGGGAGCAGAGTGGATCGAAGATGGCATCGAAAGCCTGGCGCTGAACTTTAGCGATGTGCTTGAGCCTGGCGCTGACGATCACCCACTTCGGGCTGGCGCAGTCACCGTCGAAGCCTGGCAGTTTGCCGAGGCTTTTCACGCCGCGCTCACCGCCCGCACCGATAACGAGTTCCCCCTTGTGCAGTTGCTGCTGCGTGCTCGCCGCGACCTGCCAGCACTGGCCAAAACCATCGGTGGACGTGAAGTTTTTGCGCTGGCCGATCAAGTGGCGCGCACGTTGCTGGAGGCTGCATCGGTGGCTGCTGGCGAGCGTTACCGCGAGCGCATGCAGGAAGATGATGCCGACTACCAGCAGTTCGCACGGAGCCTTGACGATCATGCCGCGTAACGCTGTCGACCCGTCAACGCTGACGGGCGCTGTGCGCGAGCAAATTGCCCAGCAGTCGCGCGGCAACTACGCAGCCGGCACCTTTGCTGCAGGCATGATTCGCGGCGCTGAAATGGCTGGCTTTATCAGCACCGGCACCGGCAACCAGTTGCGCCGCGAGCTGGCCGAGGCTGAGAAGGCGGTAAGGCATGCCTGAGATTATTTTCGTCAACTTCCGCCGCGAGCCGATTGAGGTGCTGTGCAATCGCATCCGCAGCACTGGCCGCTCAGTACCGACGCGCACCGTGCGCCTGGCTGGCCACTGGCGTCTGACTTATGTGGAGTGCCGCGCATGACCGCAATGCGAAAGGCGATTTGGAAAGGCTCGGCAGCGGGCGCGCTGTTTTGGATGGTTTTTATCGGCACTGTCCTGCTGGGCAGCCTCATTGAATATGGAGTGTGAACATGGCTACCAAACCTAAACCTCAAGACAGCGCAAACATGGCGGTCTGGAATGCCGGATCAGTGACCCCCACTACTGCCATCAAGGCTGTGTCGCTGGGTGGGCGAAAATTTAGCTCGATCAACTCCATGTACATGGTGCAGAAAGCCACTGAGATTTTTGGCCCAGTGGGCATCGGCTGGGGCTGGGAAATCATGGAGGAACGCTACGACCAGGGGCACCCCATCCACGCCGCCCTGCTGCCCAATGGCGACAACGCAACGCCCGCCATGCAAGTCACCCACACCCTGCTGCTCAAGCTCTGGTACGAGCTGGATGGCCGTCGCGGCGAGCTGACCCAGTACGGCCACACCTTGTTTATCAGCAAGGCAAGTGGCGCCATCACATCCGACCCCGAGGCACCCAAGAAATCGCTGACCGACGCAATGAAGAAGTGCCTGAGTCTGCTGGGTATCGCCAGTGACGTGTACCTGGGCATGTACGACGACGCTGAGTACGTCGAAGGGATCAAGACCCGCGAGCGCATCGATGCCGCCGACGACCAGGCCCAGGAACGCCTAACCATGCGCGGAGAATACTTGGAGTGGGAGAAGCGCAATGCCGAGGCAGCGGCCGGCCTAAACCCGCGCGCCCTTGAAGTGTTCCTCAATACCGTCATCAAGCAGGCGCACATCCGCTGTGTGCCGCTGAACATTGCGCCGGAAGAAGCCGAGAGCCGCCTGCGCAAGATCGTCGAAAACATGGTGGCCGCAAAGGCAGCCGCCGCTGAAAACCAAACCGCCGCCAGCGGCGAATAAGGAGCGTCACTATGGATATGAACAACGTCAACCTCGATGAGCAAACCGTGAACATCGAAGAATATAACCAGACCACCGCCGCCCTGGCGCTGCTGACCGAGCGCTACGAAACCGTGCCAGACGCCGCCACTGAGGAAGGGTATGGCGAGCTGAAAAGCGGCATCAAAGAGCTGACCGGCCTGCGCTCAGCCATCGAGAAGGCGCGCAAGCGTGAGAAGGAGCCGCACCTTGAAGCGGGCAAGCTGATCGACTCCGAAGCCAAGCGCATCACTGGCGCGCTGGAGCAGATCGAGCAGCCGCTGCGCCTGGCTAAAACCGCCCAGGACGAAATTGAGGCGAAGAAGAAGGCCGATCGCATTGCCCGCCTGCAGATCAAAGTCGACGCCATCCGCAGCATCGCCACTCGGGCCAAGGGCAAAACCGCCGCCGAAATCAGCGACCTGCTCGATAGCTGTGGCGAAATCTGCGTAGACCACGACTTCTACGACCTGACCGACGAAGCCCGCAAGGCCCAGGACGAAACCCTGGAAACCCTGGCCGGCATGCTGGGCGAGCGCGTGCTGTTTGAGCGCAGCGAGGCAGAACGCATCGCGCTGGAAGCCAAGACCAAGGCGCAGAACGATGAGCTGGAAGCCATGCGCGCCAAAATGGCCGAACTGGAACAGCAGAACAACAAGCTGGCCGCGACTGTCGAGCAAGCCAAGCAAGAACCTGAGCCTGCTCAGCCCATCGCTCAGCCCACATTAGCCACGGCTAAACCTGCGCCAGCACCGGAGCGCGCAGCGCCAGCACCATCCGCCTGGAGCGCATCAGTTGAGCGCCCGAAAGACATGCTGGCACTGGTGCAGGCCGTGGCGAATGGTGACGCGCCGCTGGAACTGCTGCGCGTCAACACAACCCTGCTGGCGCAAATGGCAGCAGACCTGGGCGCAAGCCTCAACATCCCTGGCGTAACTGTGCGCCAGGACAAAGCAGCGGCATAGGAGTAACACCATGGCACGCGGAATCAATCGCGTTGAACTGATCGGCAACCTGGGTAAAGACCCCGAAGTCCGTCACACCGCAAGCGGCGATGCCGTTACAACCATCACCCTGGCCACCAGTGAATACTGGAAGGATAAGCAGACCGGCGAGCAAAAAGAAAAAACCGAATGGCACCGCATCGTGTTTTTCGGAAAGGTCGCGGAGATTGCTGGCGATTACCTGCGCCAGGGCAGCCAGTGCCGGATCGTCGGCAAGCTGCAGACCCGCGACTACGAGAAGGATGGCGTGAAGCGCTATGTGACCGAGATTGTTGTCAGCAGCATGGGTGGTGAATTGCTGCTGCTCAGCGGCCCTGATGGTGGTCGCCCTGACCGCAGCCAGGCACAGCAGCAGCGTCAACCTGCGCAGGCTGCACAGAACAGGCCGCAGAACCAAGCCGCGCAGCAGCGTCAACCTGCACAGCCTGCGCCTGATTTTGACAGTTTCGATGACGACATTCCTTTTTAGGATTAACCCAAGTGCCTGCCGTAGCGCAGGCCATCACTGAGTAACCAGCATGAACGCATTCCAGGGCACAGATACACCTGCAAATAACACCATTACTACTGCCGTAACAGAGCAGCAGCAGCGCCGCACTGATCTTAATGAGTTCCTGGGTGATATGGAGGCTGGCGTGTTTGCCCAGCGCGTAGCGGTTGCCTTGTCCGAGGCTGCGCTGGGCGTGGTCACGACAGGCAAGCCAGGCAAAGTCACAATCACCTTCGATATGAAGCAGATCGCAGACGGCAGCCAGGTAGCCGTGGCCCACAAGCTGGAGTACCACAAGCCGACGATGAAGGGCCGCGTGCGCGAAGAAAGCACCGGCAAGACCCCGTACCACGTTGGCCCCGGTGGCCGCATCACCTTGTTCCCCGAAAACCAGGGCGACCTGTTTGGCCGCAACAAATAACACCAACCCATTGTACGGAGCATCACCATGAGTTTGACCGCAGAAGCAATTCAGAAACTGGCCGAGCAAGCCCTGGCCGCTGCTGGCCACGATATGCCGAAGGTACAAGGCATCGAGCACCTGGCCGTGCTACCGGCTGGCATGAACCTGCACAACATTGAGGCGTACCTGCCAGGCCGCATCGCCTTCCGTGGCACGCTTAGCACCAGCCAGCCAGAGGAATTTGCCGCGTATGTGAAAGAGCATGGCGGCATGGTATTCATCGATGGCAACAACGTGTCGGCCAACGCCATCTTCGACCTGGGCACTGTCGAACAGCCAGGCCACTGTCGCCACCAGGCCAGGCTGTCACTGAGCAAGGCCAGCGCCTACCTCGGCCTGCTGTCGATCAATGAGCGCGAGCTGTCGCAGATCAACCTGAGTGACTGGCTGGAAGATTGGCGCGACAACCTGATTGCACTGACCCCGGCTGGCGAGCAGATGCACATCAGCCAGGCCGTGAAAGCCGTGCGCACCGTCACCATCGAGAGCGTGACCAAGCTCAACAGCAACGTGCATGAGACTGGCAGCAGCCGCAGCGCGTTTGAGGAAATCGAAGCCAAGAGCGAAGTCGGCCTGCCACACGGCTTCACCTTCACCTGCGCCCCGTATGACGGCCTGCCGCACCGCACGTTCAGCGTGCGCCTCAACGTAATAACTGGTGGCCAGCGCCCAACCTTCAAGCCGCGCATCGTCCAGCTTGAGGCGCACGAAGAAGCCATCGTCAACGACTTCAAGGCGCTGGTCAGCACCGCTGTCGGCAAAAAAGCCACCGTCATCGTCGGCACCTTCGACCCACGCTAACCACTCACAGGACGCCAGGCCGCAAGGTCTGGCGCATCAAAATGTTCAAGACGACGCATGAGCTACAAGTCGAGCACCGCAATCTGGTCGACATGATGAATAGGCTGCAGGCAGCAATGCCTGGCATGGGTGCAGATGCCATCGCGCGCGCCCACAAATCGGCAGCTTTCATCCATCGAGAGCTGGGCATGATCGAAGATGAGCTGGCGATGGCTGACGCAGACATACCGCACAACCCCTACCGCACCCGCGCCGCCGCATGAAGATGGTCGCCGTGAAGCTGGCCGAGTACCAGCACTTTGACTTGTATCTACTCATCAGCGAGAACAAGGCCCGTGAAAAGTCCCGAAAGAAAGCCAGCAGCAGACGCTGAAACATGGCCAGACCGCAAGCCGCGCTGCGCATGCAAGCACCGCCTGCAGGGCACTGGGGCTGTGTTTTATCAGTCGCGTGGCTGGCTTGAGTGCATGATTTGCAAAGGCTGGCAGCGCATAGAAAAACCGATATACCCCGCACCCGAGTCCGACACACCCGACAGCGAGAACAGCATGAAGCTCAAGACCATCATCACCGACAAACGCCTTGGCACTGAATTTCCGCTGCCGCAAATGGCCACCCCCGGCTCAGCCGGCATCGACCTGCGCGCCATGATCGATGGCAAGCTCAACCTATGGCCTGGTGAAAGCCATCTGATCCCAACCGGCATGCGCATCCACATCCAAGACCCAGGCTTTGCCGCAATGATCCTGCCGCGCTCAGGCTTAGGCCATAAGCAGGGTTTGGTGCTGGGTAACCTCGTCGGCCTGATCGACTCCGACTACCAGGGCGAGCTGCAGGTATCGCTGTGGAACCGTGGCGATAAGATGCAGACCGTCGCGGCTGGTGATCGAATCGCCCAGCTCGTACTGGTGCCCGTCAGCCGGGTTGAGATTGAAGTGGTCACTGACTTCGACGCAACCGAGCGCGGCGCAGCGGGCTTCGGCAGCAGTGGAGTGCAGTGATGCGCACCATGCTGCTGCTCGCAGCACAGTACAACAGCATGGCCGTCATCCCAGCGGAGACAGTGCGCGCCGATTACTTCCCGCACCTCAGCGCGGCAGCATTCCGGCGCAAGCTGGTCGCAGGGGAAATCAGCCTGCCGTATGTCCGCATGGACGACAGCCAAAAGGGTGCGCTGGGTTTCCACATCGAGCACTTGGCTGAGTACATCGACGCCAAGGCCGCGCAGGCCCGTGCCGACTTCGTGAAGATGCACGGCAACATGGCTGTCATCGGCCAGTAACAGAAAGCCCGCCAATCGGCGGGCTTGTTCATTCAGCGTATGCGCCCCGCCGTGTGTCGCTTACCCCACTGACTGATACGCGCGCCCAGGTTCACTTCGCAGGCCAGTGCGCGATCCAGCAAATCTGACTCAGCATACTTGTCACCCATCGCCTCCAGCTTGGTATAGCGGCGCAGGCTATTCCAGCTAGTGTGCCCGCTCACGCTGGCCACGCGCGGTATCTGCCAGTCCAGCTCAAATAGGTGGCTGATACATTCATGCCGCAAGTCATGCAGTTTCAAATCTTCGATGCCCAGCACCTTGCATGCTTTGGTAAACGCGGTAGATACGCTCGACGGGTGATACGGGAAGATGCGATCGACACCTTCAACGCGCGGCATCGCCTGGAGTATCTGCCAGGCCCGGTCAGGCAAATGGCACTCCACATCATTGCCCAGCGTCTGACCAGGGTTTTTCATATCGCGCACCACCACCGCCTGGCGACCAAGCACCAGATCACCCCAGGTAATGCGACAGACCTCGGCATCACGCCGCGAACTGAACAGGGCAAACATCAGCACGCGCGGCATATTGATCGACGTAGGCTTGCGCTTTTGCATGGCTGAAAAGTGGCTCATCAGCTTGTCCAGCTCAGCCAGTGTCGGGCGACGATCACGCTCAGCCGAGCGCCGCACCATGTTCATTTTTCGCAGCACGGTCGTGGCCTCGGCAATCTGCGCGTAGTCCAGCGGAAACCCCCAGCCAGCCTTGGCGACACGGAACACCGCCGACAGGTGCGCCAGGTCATTGCCGAGGGTTTGCGGTTTGATCCCGTCATTGAGTAGCCGGTCACGCCCGAAGGCGACCAGATGAGCGCTACCCACATCGCGCGCAGCGACACGCCCTAGATCACTGGCCGCGATCCTGCGCAGTGTCTGACCTTTCGTTTTGCCCAGCTCACCGAACAGATGGTGCTCAGCCAGGTATCGCTCGATCACCGCGCCCAGCGTAATGCCGGCAGTGCTACCAGTTGTGGTAGCACCGAAAGCGGTAGCACCACCACCCTGCGTGCGTAGCTCAGCCTCGCGCTTCTCGCCCCAGGCTTTAGCCTGCGCCTTGCGATCAAACGTCTTGGCCTCAGTCAGGTAGACTTTGCCATCCTTTTTCAAGCGTATTTGCGCGGTGTACTTAATACCATCCGCACGCTTTCGTGCTGTAATACTGGCCATTCTGGCTACCTCGGTGCTACCAAGTTTAGTCGGTAGCGTTATGGTAGCACTGGCATTTATCTAATAGTTATATATAAGTAAATATCAGCAAATATAAGTTATCTGCAGATGAAATATCAACACAGAATAAAACGGTAAACCCCAGTTGAATCAACCACTTAGATATACAAAAGTAGCAAGAAGGTTTTGCGTAGCACCGATGATGGATTGGGCGCATTCATATCAAGAGCCTTATATTCCGCGCCATGTAGAGGCATGCCCTGGCGGGCGGTAGCACTCTGGTAGCACCCAAATAACACCAACTAAATAAGCGTTCATTGCCGTGCAGAATCACTAATTGACGTTTACTATTAGTGCTCACCCCACAGTAAGGACGCGAACCCATGAAAATTATTGCCGCCCTCCTGATTAGCCTGGCCCTGTCCGGTGCTGCGCTGGCCGAAGCGCTTATGCCCATATCACCCATATCACCCATCGGCGCAGCGGCTGCGGTAGCGCCAGCGCCAGCGGTTAGCGGCAGTTACTACACTGCGCCCAATGGCTCGGTCTACGGATCAGACGGCAGTAGCGCAGTGGTGATGGGCAACAATGTGCTGGTGTCGCCACCTGCCGGCACCGGGCAGACAGGCAAGGCATACATTAAATCCGGCAACACCTATTACGGCACAGACGGCAGCAGCATCACCACGATGGGTGGCTTCACCACATACTCGGCCCCTGCAGGCACGGAGTAACGCGCATGAATACCGAAGATTTGCTTCTTGAGTTTATGGCCAAGGTTAATGACGCAGTAAAGCTGGGTGATGAGCGCGCCAGGCTGCCTGCCGTTAAGAGTGCCAAGCACTGGGCGGAAGTCGAGTATGCCAAGCTGGTCGGCTGCACGGCTGGCCTGGTTGAAGTGGCCGAACAGTAATGTACGTCATCGGCATACTGGTGCTGGTGGTACTGGCCGGCGCAGCGCTCAACCATGCGCCATTTCTGGCAGTGCCCCCTGCACTGGGTGTCTACTGGTTAATCAATCGAGCACCGAAGGGCGCTATCGATAACTTCTTTGCGTACTGCATTCCGCTGTTCATCGTCGGCATCATCATCGCCTTGTTTGAATAAGCCAGGCGCAAAAAAACCCCGCACCCTTGAGTGCGGGGTTTTGCTTCCTGGCTAGCGGTTAATCGAACGCGGCCTGCGCCTGCTTAGCCACGCGCTCCACGATGGTATTGCTGCGTATCTGCAGCTCATCCAGTGCTGCGCGCTTTTGGTCGCTGGTCATCTCTGTGTCGCGGTGGATGAGCTCAACACGCTTGCGAATCGCCCCCAGTTGCTGGCGTGCAAGGCCCAGCATCTTGCGGTATTGCAGCTTGCCGCCCTCGCCCTGGAACAACTCAGCCGCTTCCTCGATTCGACCCTCGGCCTGGTACGCCTTCATGGTGCGTGCAATCTGCTCGACCTCGTTGAGCATATCGTACAGGTCGGTGTGGTACTGCGTGGAGCGTGGACGATCACCCCGATAGAACCCCTTGAGCACCGGGTAGTCACTGGCATCGCGCGCCGCCTTTTCACCCGTGCCACTCATGCTCAGGCTTACCAGCCGATCAGCCATCCACAAGACGTAGCCACCCATCGTGCCGGTATAGCCCTGCCACAAGTGCTGCAATTGCTTGGGCGACAAGTCCAGCAATGGCCCCGTCGCCTTACCCAGTGCACGCGCCGTCAGGCTGGTATAGCTGTCGTAACGCGCCTCGGGCAGCTTGCCCTCGTCAGCCATCCCCTCGATGGGCGTGTCGAAGAACATGTTGCGATTGGCCTGCACCTCACGGATGGGGTTGACCATTTGCGGCACCGGGTTGAACTCCAGGGTTTGTGTGATGCCGCGCACCATGCTTGAGCCAAAATCGCCCCAGTCTTGCGAGCCACCGCCAACATGGAACATCCGCTCGGGTATGGTGCCGAACAGCAGGCCCAGTTCAAACGGCTTCGGTATGCGGAAGTGCAGGTCACCCAGGAAGAAGTGCCAGTTCGTGTCTTTGTCCCACTCGGGCAATTCTTTGTAGCGTTCCTCGTCGTCGTTCATACCAGCCAGGAACACGCTGAACAGCGCAATGTACAAGCCCTTCACGGCCACTTCTTTCGCCAGTATGGTCTTGTCGTCGTGCATGGCTCGACCCAGCTTGTACAGACCCTGGAGGCGAGCATTGAGGAACGGCACCACATCCGTGAACCACTGCATGGCAGCGAAGTTGCCGCGCAGGCTGAAATCCATCAGGTCTTTGGCCTCGTATGCGGATTGACGCCGACTCTTGCCCGCTGCCAGTGCCGCCTTGTAAGTAGCCAGGCGGTTGGCGTTCTCGACCTTATCACCCAGCTCGCGGTATTTCTGCCAGCCTTGCTTGAGCGCACCACCCAATTGCGGCAGGCTCAGCAGCAGGCTGCCCATGTACGCCTGGCGCTGGGAGAGCGTCATGCCCTTCTTCTCCAGTGCGCGGCGAATCATCTGCGCGGCTGCCTCCGGATCACCGGCCATTACATAGCCGCCCTGGAACGACCCACCGGAGAACATCAGCGCCTGGTAATCAGAATCTTCTTTTAGGGCCAGTCGCAGATTCTTGATCGAGTCGACGCCTAGCTTGAAGCCGTCCGTATTGATTGCCCATGCCTGCACTGCGTCACGAATAAAGTTGCGTGCGATGAAGTCTGGGGAGGACGTTACACCCATCGTCAGCAATCCCTTGAACCAGCGGCCAATGCGCGTCACTGGATCATTGAACTGGGTGCCGGCCATCGCCTTCACGCCACGCAGCAGCGAGGCATCGTTGACGCGGAAGTAAGAGTTCTTGCCGCCGCGCTGCACGCGGATCACTTCGGGATCAGTTGGTGCCACTCGGCCCCACAGTTCCTCGTAGCCCTTGGTATCCAGCTTGTTGAGCTCATGCGCAATTTCCAGATGGTTGGCAGTCTCGTCCAGGCCCATTTGCTCAGCCCAAAACTCAAGTGCAACGCGGTCGCCCTCGATCTTCTTGACGACCTCGGCGCGCGGCACCACCAGGCGCTGCCACTTCATATCCTCATTGGTGATGAAGTCGGAGCCGTCCAAGTTTTCGACAATCTCAACCAGCGCCTTGTTCTTGAGTGAGGCATCGATGCGCTGACTCCAGCTTGTCAGCAGGTTTTCCAGCAAGTCCTTGGTCGGTACGTTGCCGCCGCGCAGTTGCTTGATGGCGGCAGACTGGTGTGACAGGCCACGCTTGGTGCGCGGCCCGCTGAACATTTCACCTTCAGCCTGCTCGCGGTAGAACGGCACATAGTAATCGGTCAGCCAGGTTGCACGGCTGGCGGGGTCGATCAAGCCAGCCTCTTGCGCCACGTCGAGCATCGCCTCATTGAGCGCAGCGTACTCGCGGTAGACCTTCTCAAATTGCTTCTCGCGCCCCTTGGCCAGCGCCAGCAGCGCCTTAATTTCCGCCGCGTCCAAGTTGTTCTCGCGGCCTTGCTTGGCCAGTAGCTCGGCACGTTTGCCGCCCAGCCACCCAAGCCAGTCATTCAGGTTGTCGTTGCCCAGGTCGCCCAGCACATCGAGCAGGCCGCGCGTGTTGGCCTTGGCCTGGATGATCCCGTCGCGCCACTCGGGTGCGCCATACAGCATGACCGCGTGCATCACATCAGCCAGGCCGCTAGCCATACGCATCGACACATAGCCCGACTTATCTGGATCGGTGATGCCCACTGCCGCCTCGGCGCGCTTGACCCCCAGCATGCCATCGAAGATGCCCTCTTGCGTGCGCACACCCAGCTCACGCAGTTTCACACGCCAGTCTGCCGACACCAGCTCCTGCACATGCTCCATTACGCCCTTGGTTTCCTTTGCCGTCAGGCCCAGCTTGCGCAAACCTTCGCTGGTCTTAGGGCTGCGGCGCATCAGAATGTCGCCACTCCACTCATCGAAGTCGCCGTTGTTGTCCTTGGCCGACTTCACCTGGGTATTCCAGAAGGCGATCCAAGTGTCGGTGCCTTTCAGGTTGATGCCGTCATAGCCCTCACGCTCCAGCTTGCCGCGCAGCGCTGCCGACTCGCCAGGTGATGCCAGTGCTTGCGACTCCGCAACGGTCATCAGGTACGGGTTGCGAATCGCCGCGTACAGTTCCATCACGCGAGCGTACCCAGGTATGCCATCACTGGCTTTGGTGGCATAGGCTTGCGCGGTATCGCGGTCGCCGGTCATGAAGATGCCCAGTGGTGCCGTGCTGTGCCGAGTGCTGCCGCCGCTGCGCCCCTGGTCGAATACGGTGAAGTCCTCGCCCGTGCCGTGGTACAGCATCTTTGGTGCGCCCTGCTTATCGACCACTTTGCTGCTGCCGAACCAGCGCTTGAATGCCGCCGTGGTAACAGCCGCAGCGCGCTGGAACAGGATGTTGGGATTGCTGCCGTCGAACGTGCCGATGTTGCCGCTGGCGGATTTGATTTGGCCAGGTTCAAAGACGACTATCTCACCCTCGCGCTCGTTGATAATCCCGTCATACCCTAGCTCTTTCAGCTTGGCCAGGTCACGCTCACGAATCCAACTTGAGCCTGGCCCTTTCGTTTCAAAGTCAGCCTCATACTCAAGTCGATCAAACACGCGCGGGAACAGGCGCTTGGATAAGTTGTAGGCCGTCTTATCACGCCCGCGCAGCTCAAGGCCATCCACTACCAGTGGGTTTTGAATCGACAGGTAGACCGGGTAAATCGCACCGCCATCGCCCACTTTGCCGCCGCCCTGCTCGCCCTGCCCGTAGCCCGCATAAATCTTGGCCAGGTCTTGGCTTTTGGTGAAGTACGCACCCACCATTCCGTTGTCGCGCTTTGTCGAGAACTCAGTCAGGTCAGCGCTGGTGCCGTGGTAAACCACCAGCGGCTTGCCGCTCTTATCGACAACCACGCTTTTGCCAAACCAATTCTTAAAGGCTGAGCTGTCGATTTTTGCCACTGGCCCGAACGGCAGGCCACTGCGCAGATTGGAGCTGCCAGCAGATGGTGTGTAGTTGTAGCTGCCGCCTGGTGCTCGGGTGCCGTTGCGGATGCCCTTGGCGATCATTTCAATCTCACGCAGCAGCTCGGTGCGCGTGACCATGCCCTTCTTGAACCCGACCTTGCGCAGCAGGCGAGTCAGCAAGCTGCGCAGCATATCGGCCAGTTTCTCGGCCCCGTTGCGGCTGCCCTCGGCCAGGTGCGCGAACACTTCCTCGGCCTGGATCATCAGCGACTTGTCGTCGTACACATCCGCAACGTAGTCCCATGCCGCTTTCAGGCTTGGCTCATTGCGGCTGGCGATTATCGCCTGCAGCAGTGCGTCTTTATCAGCCGGCGCAAACGTGTCCAGGCCGTAGTGGCCCAGGATTTCGTGGCGTAGGGTTTCGCGTGCATCGGCGGTATCCGACAGATGATCGGCGGTAAGGGTAAATACTCCGGCGTCACGGTGGTAGGCACCTTTGACGACGCCGATTTTGGCGATCGATCCTTTTGGCCCATATTGCTGCTCCTGTGTTTTGCGCACCCGTGCGCTCAGCTCAATGTTGCCATTGTACTCAGCCAGGAACGCATCAGCAGCGGCTTGTACCTGCGCAACCGTCAGTGGCTCGGCAGGTGCCTGCTCGGCTTCAACCACGCTCGATGGCGACAGGCCCGCCTCAGTGCGCCGGAAATACGCACCCTCGGCCTGGATCACCTTGCCGCTACCCTCGGCATCAGACCACCAGCCGCCATCGGTACTGCTGCGATCCATGTAATCGAGCACGCGAATGTTGGCAGCCTTGAGCATGCGGGTCAGGTTCTTAAACCCCTCCACCTCTCCATTGCCGCTGTTGTTCTTGAATATCACCGCACTGGCATTGGTGTTGCCCAGGCCGCGCAGGATGCGCTTGGCTTGCT